ATGCGTCAATTAACTCTTGATTTTCAGTCTCATCAAGCAGTCGGCGGAACTTCTGTTCAGGTGTCTCGATGAGTTTCCAAGCGCGACCAGCGATGGTGCCTCCGACACTGTATTTGACATTGCCTCCGACAAAGCCAACATTACCGTAGACGGTGCCTATGACATTGCCTAGTACATTGTTCCGGACATTGCCCAGGACGCGATCAACACACCAAGTGCCGCATGCATTCCGACGAAAGGTGACAAGCTCCAGGGCTTCTTCCAATGTGATTTGGTCAGTCATTAGAAGAAAGATGCATTGACAGAAACAACAGTAGCATTCGGATTACGTGCCAGTGCTACTTTTTTTGCTTCTTGATAGTCACGGGCATGAACGGTCTCATAAAAGACAGTGCCAGCAACATAGAGTTCGACTTTGCATTTCATGGTGGTGTTCCCTTGATTACCTTTGTATTATAGGGCAGAGTCAGGGCAGAGTCAAGGACAGAGTGCCAGTTTAAAGATTGTCTAAAAATGGCACTTCATACTCTAATAGTTCTTGTGGGGGACTAATAAGATTAGAAGACTCTTGAATTGTACGATCACTCCAAGACCTATGATTACTATGAGAAAATAATTTTAAGTCAATCTTTCTGTACTGACTATCAGTCGAACTTAGAAGAACATAATCCTCACCCCTATTATTTGTTCCAGAGATACGAAGATCTGCATTCTCCTCCTTTGTCACTAATGTAGTGGAACAACACATAATAACCCACTTCCGAAATACTACAAAATCTTTAAACATTTCATAATTGTCTAAAATGTATCGACAGACAAATTGAGGACGAAAAATATGATCTTTGGTACAAATATACTTAGAATCATTCATTCTTCCTGTGAAAGCATTTTCTGTAATCAAACCTGTTGGAATAGAACAAGAATGAATAAGATCGTAAAATGGACGTGTAATAGCTCTTGCCACATCTTTATCGGATTTTTCATCATTCCACCATTTAATGGTATTATTATCCATCGTGACTTGATAACATCTCTTGGCGTAGATTTCAATCTTTTTTCTACTTGATGATCTAATTGTTTCAAGGCGTTCAATTGCACCTTGCATTGTAATCAGTGTTTTTTGCATATTATAATTGTTTGTATGGGACTTACGCAAAATGCTGCCCAGAGATTAACGACGAATGACAGATACGGCAGGTTCACCCTTCTCAAAAATCGTCTCTACGACACTTTGAACACTCTTTGCCGTATTGATCCCTATCTTATCATAAACAGGCACACAGACCAACCCAAAGGTCTTAGAAGAGACACCTAACCTAATAACCCTACCAATACTCTGAGAAATTCCTACAAAGTCCATGTTACGCATGAACAGCACTGCTTCAAGTCCACTGACATTGATACCTTCAGACAGAATAGAGTGATGAAGAACCACAAACTTCTTCTCAGGATCTTTGCCCCATGCATTCAAAGTATTGAAAAACATCTCTCGGTCAACTTTTTCACCATCAATAATTGCACCAGTCTTAGACGTGATATACATGCAAGAATAACCACGTTGTGCTAATTCATTACGAAAATTAGACTCACTCAAAAGATTGATAATCTGTTTTGTAGACCGTGCTGCAATGAGAATCTTACTCAGTGAATTGTCGTCAATGGTAGAAATCAAATTATCACAATCAGACATTTTAAAATCACCCTGTGGCAACTCATTGACAACAACCTTAGGAGGGAGAATGTATCCTTGCTCAACCAGTTCAGTAGCTGGAACATTACAAATCACCTGACCATAAACATCAGTATCGTTCATTCCTGGTTTGAAAATAGTAGCAGAATGCTTCGGAGTCGCAGTAAAGAAATAGCAACGATCAGCATTATGACTGAAAAACTCAGTAGAAGGAAAGAAGTTTCTCTTGACACTATTGTGTGCTTCATCAAAGTAAATCGAATCTACTTTAATGCCAGATTCTTCAATACGACGAAGAGAGTTATAAGTCGTAAAGATCAGTTGATTACCACCAACATTCTCAGACCATAACCGAACAGTATCTGCCTTTGTGGTGCTAAAGTGCTCTGTCTCACCACTATGAACATGCATCACATGTGCATCAACATGTTCAAGAAACTCAGAACACAACTGTTCTGCTAACAATATTCGTGGTGCCACTACCACATGAACCTGATTTTCAAACAGTTTGAAATGTATCTTAGTATCCTCGATCATGCACAGGGTCTTACCGCCACCAGTCGGAATCAGAACCTGGCCACGATCATGCTTCAGCATTGCCTTGGTGGCATCTTGCTGGTGTGGACGAAGAGTGATTGTCACTGGTGTGTGGTGAACTATGGACTTATTATACATTAAAAAACCACCCCTGTGAAGAGGTGGTGTGACAGTTTGAGAACTGTCAGTCTATTAGAATAAATGGAGCAGAAGCAACCTTTGCAAGTTTACTCTTATTATTACTATCCTTAAATTCTTTTACAAATGCACTCTCAGTTATCATTTCTTTTCCTTTAGAATAAAAAACCTTTGCACCTTTCTTTGACATCAATCCATATAAAGTTAAAGAGATCTGTTGTTTGAAAAATCTTTTAAGATTTTCGTTCTCTCTTGTATACATCCATAAACCCTGTGCATGAACATAATCATTCTGAAGTGTCTTTGGAACTCCTGTTACCTTTGTACTCTCTTTATCCAAGTCCATTAAAGAACCACTTGAACTCTGTAAGGATTTATTTTTACATAACTTAGAAACTCCAATACGATATTGCTGATAAGAATCCTGTTGATTTCCTATTTCATTATCGTATTTGTTACAAAATTCTTTGATAATTAGATTATCTTTGATATCATATAATACTAATACATTTTTTCTTACCATCGATAATGCTTTACTATACTCATTCTTTAAATTATTAGGAACTTTTTGTTTGATTGCAAATTTAAAAGCCTTTTCTCGAATTGATATTACTTCTCGTATCATTTGATTATATCTTGGATATTTTTTTAATATTGGAAGACCTATAGAATATGACGTTCCACCAACAAATCCACCTTTCCCACTTTCAGTAGCATTAAATCCAGATCTTCCTATCTGAAGATTTAATTTGACTATCTTGTCAGAAATATCAACATCTTTATAATTCAATTTAAAATTAACAGAAAAATATGCTCTTGGTTCAGTTGGCATAATTTTATCAATTTCAACTAATTTATCAATTAACTTAAATAATTCTGCTCTAGATTTTGTAGAACTTACTTTTCCCAGAAATTCTGTATAAGGATCTAGATAAAGTTCTAAATCTTTTGCTCCTGCAATCGTACCTATAATTTTAATTTCAGCATCTCTTTTTGCAGGAACTTTCTTTAAAGATACTCCAACTAATTCTTTGTTTTTGAAATACTTATTTGTTAAAGTTCTAAAAGTATTCTTACCCGTTGTTCCATAAGCAAGATTATTTAAAATATCAATATTTTTAACATTATTACCAACAATATTTTCTTGAAAGTCATTAAGTATTGCAGACTCTCTACTTCTTTTAATTAAAATTAAATCAATAGATGAAAGAATATCTGATCCAACATCTTTTGGTAAATCTAGTGCTCTTACAGTTTTGTTTAATGCATCATCCTTAATAATTTTCATCACATCTGATGACTGATCATGTATTACATAAGAAGATAAAGAAAGTACAATTGATGTTCTTTGAAGTACTTCTGCTGTTGAAAAAGCAGACTTTATCTCTACATCTAGTTTTGTAGGACCATCTACCTCTGATGTATATTCTTTTCCATTTGGAAAATCTTTCTCGTAAATATTCTTAGGATAATCTTTTCCTGGTTTTCTTGCCTCAAGTTCAGATTTAAATAATTCTTTAATTCTATTAAAATTAAAATCTGATGGTAAATTATCTTTAAAAGAATTTATACCATTACTATCATTCTCAAAGTAATATTTTTCTACTGCTTGACTGAATTGATCTATATTTGCACGATTACCTTCTTTAGCAACATAACTAATGGCAACACAAGTTAAAGATTCTCTTGGTGTTGTTTGTGCCATAAGATCTTAAAGACTTATTTATATTTATCTTTAAGAGCTTAGCCCCTCCTCTTCAACCCTAACAAAGGTAGTCTACAGGGTTTTTACGATAGTGTCAAGCTTGTGCTTCCAACTCCAACA